TGCAAGGGCGATACGGTGTTACGCCACATGAGGCGTGGCGGTCACTACCGGACGCGGCTGCCTACACGGTGCAGGAGAAGCGGGAGGCGATCAGGGCGTACCGGCGGTTTGTGTTGATGGATGTGGGGCATGTGTTTCTGGAGGATGTGATGAGGTTGCGGGAGTAGTATAGCTAGGAGCGTCGTATGGCCGAGATCAACGGCAAGTCTCCGTGCTTACTACCAGTCCGAGCAAAAGCAATCAGGTGTGCTAGTGCTGGGCCGCCTCGTTGCAGGCGAGCCTGAACATCATCATACGAGGCGCCGTTGAAATGACTGAGTTGGTTCAGGGCGTGAACTGCGTCGGCGCCAGTAACACGACTATTGAACAGCGATTTTGGCATGGCCTAACTCCACAACTTGCCGCATCCGGCGCGCTTTCGGGCCACATCGCTTGTTTGCCTCTTCTCGGAAATGGAACTGCCGACGTTGTCGCCAGGTGATCGTGTTGTTGAAGTAATCGGTCAGATCCGCCATGCGGAGCACGGCACGGTGAACCGCGTGTAGGAGTACCTCGTGCAGATCCTGGAACATGGCGGCGGTTGCTTGTGCTTCGTCAAACAGTTCGCCTTCCGGCATAGATCCCTCCTGTGTGGTCAGATTACGGGGGTAGATGCCTTACTCCGCCACAGCCACCGGGCAAGTCGCTCGGTTGCCGCACGGGCGTCCGCTTGCAGGACCGGCGGGGGAGGGAACGGCTTCCAGCGTGTCGCCAGCGCAAGCCATTCTTCCGATCGTTCGTCCTTGTGCCATTCGCCAATCGTCAGGCGCAGCCAATCAGCGCCGATGTGCACATCACCCTCACCCAGTAGCCCGAGTGCCACGATAGCCCGTTGCTGGTGACGCGGGAGCGTGTTCAGTCCACGCTCCCAGTCTGCCCACCAATCGACAGCGGCCAGGGCCATGCTGTTCCGGTTGACGGGCTTCTGAATCGCCAGCATGACGAGCTGTTCTTCGCGTGGTCGCGGGCGGCACGCGCCGGGGAGTACCTGTAATTCGTGCCAGCAGCACTGTTGATGCAGTGCCGACAACCAGGTGGCATTACTGCGGCGTTCGGCCTCACCTACTCTCAGCGACATAGCGCATGCTCCACCAATAGGGCGGCCTGAGACGCACGTTGACGCAGGACCAACAGCGACCCGTGGGTGGACCGTTGCCGTCGCGCGAGCGCACGCCACGAGGTGCGTGGGTGTTTCACATCAGGGCCGACACGGGCGTAACACAGCGCGGCGGCACGGAGCGGGCGCGGAAGAGCACGCAGGACAGAGATCGCATCGGGGAATGTCACGCCGGCAAACGAGGGGCGATCCTCGCACCACCCTGGGGCCTGGTCATTGGCGAGACAACAGCGGAGGTGTCGCAGGATGGATTCGCCGGATACGCGGGCCAGTGTTTCCACAAGTCTCCGTGTGCGCGGTGAGCAAGACCAGCGCAATCAGCCAGGGACACATAAACAATGCCTTATATATGGAGTTTAACAGCCAACTTGCTTGCTGTGGTAGGTGTAGTGCGTCCGGTCTTGACCTATGCCAGAAAACGTGGTACGTTCTGGTACGGTGGTGGTAGTCTGCCGTACACCATATCGTGATGGCCCTGCCGGAAGGTGGGGCGTTGTTGTTTAAGGGGATTCGGTGACTGAGAGCGGTCTTACCGCCAAGGAAGAACTGTTTGTCAGCCACTATCTTGGCGATGCTAGGGGCAATGCAACCCAGGCCGTGCGATTGGCGGGGTACAAGGGTACTGACGCTTCGTTGCGGACCTTGGGCTGGAAGCTTCTGACAAAGGTTGATATTCGCGCGCGGATACGCGGCGTGCTGGACCAGTCGGAAGCGTCCGCCGAGCGCACCATTCGCGAGTTGAGTGACGTAGCGTTCGCTGAATGGCGAGACTTTATCCTGATCAAGACTGACCCCAAGACTGGCGAAGCCGTCGAGGTCAAGATGGATCTCGGCTCCAAAGTGAAGAGCCTGGAATTGCTCGCCAAGTACCACAAACTCTTGACCGATAAGCAGGAAGTAGAACTGCGTGACCTCAGTGCCGCCGAATCGCTTGACAAGAAGCTCCTTCTTGACGTGGCCGAAGGAACGCCGCCGGATGTGGCTGGCGAACCTGACGCCACAGGAGAAGGTTGAGCTTACCTACCGTTGGTCATTTTGGGGACGCGACAACCAGCATGAGCCGCCCGGTGATTGGCGCTTCTGGCTGGTTGATGCAGGGCGCGGGTTTGGTAAGACACGTACCGGGGCGGAATGGGTACGGGACCGAGTAGAACGGAAGCTGGCCGGCCGCATTGCACTAATAGCTGAGACAGCGGCAGACGCCCGCGATGTCATGGTCGAAGGTGAGAGTGGCATCCTGGCTATTTCGCCGCCGTGGTCGCGTCCGGTGTACCAACCTTCAAAGCGCCGCCTGCAATGGCCGAACGGCGCAATAGCGACCACCTACAGCGCAGAGGAACCGGATCAACTGCGTGGCCCTCAACACGACGCGGGGTGGTGTGACGAAATCGCCAAGTGGCGGTACGGCGTAGAGACGTGGGCGAACTTCGATTTCGGGTTACGGTTAGGCGATCGCCCGCAAGGGGTGGCGACCACGACGCCCAAGCCGGTGAAGTTGGTCAAGCAATTGCTCGCCGATCCGTTGACGGTCGTGACGCACGGCAGCATGTTTGATAACGCTGCCAACCTTCCGGCAACCACCCTCGCATCGCTCCGACGCACCTACGAAGGCACACGTCTTGGCCGTCAAGAGTTGATGGGCGAACTGCTGGAAGACGTAGAAGGGGCGATGTGGCAACGGGCCTGGTTTGACCAGCAGAGGGCGACATCATTTCAGATCACTGACGACGGCCCGGCAGTGGTGCGGAATGGCGAGCGTGGACCCGGCGACCACTCACGGCGACGAGTCGGACCAGACCGGTATCGCGGCGGTGGCGTCCGGTGACGATGGTGAGTATTACGTCCTGGAGGCGTTCGGCGTTCGGCTCTCCCCCGAAGGCTGGGCAAAGCGGGCACTGGACACACTCGACCGGTATCGTGCCACTGATATCAAGGCCGAGAGCAACCAGGGCGGCGAGATGGTCAAATCAGTGATCAAGAAGGTCCGCCCGGGTGCGCCGGTTAATCTCATCCGGGCACTCAAATCCAAGACCTTGCGTGCTGAACCGGTGGCGCTGTTGTACGAACAGGGCCGGGTGCACCACGTCGGAACACTGGCCGATGCCGAAGATCAGATGTGTAGCTTCCCGGTTGCCGCTGAACACGACGACATTCTTGACGCCATCGTACATGGCATTAACGAACTGCATTCGCGAGCCGGGGGGCTAATGGTGAGCTTCGTCTAGTGGGCATCCTTGACACCCTGGCACGCCGCTTTGGCTACCTGACCCCAGAGGACGTCAAGGCCCTGCCACGCCCAGGCGCGTTCTACCCATCTGCCGGCACGAATGGCATCGCCTACGGTGGGCCGCTGACCTTTCCGGGCTGGGATAAGCTCGAATCCGCCCACCAGGCCGACCGGGCAGCACGCCGTGCACTGAGCAACGCCTGGGTCTACTCCGACATCGCCGCGATTGCCCGTGAGTTCTCGGCGGCACAGATCGTCGTCAAGACCCGCGACGGGGAAGACCTCACCGACGTGGACAACCACGAGCTCGAGCAGCGGTGGCGGTCCCCAAACCCGATCATGTCCCGGTCGTTTCTGGCCGAATACTGGGTCTACAGCCGCATGCTCTTTGGTGAAAGCTACCTGTTCCTCGCGCCGAAAGGCTCGGCAGTCGGGGAGCTGTGGCCAATTCCCGCCCAACGGATGACGCCCGTCCCGGACGAGACGCTGGTCATCCGGGAGTATCACTACAAGGTCCGGCCTGACCAGCAGCGTCCGATCGTCATCCCGGCGGAACACGTCGTCTACTCGCGCACCGTCAACCCGTTCAACCCGCTGCGTGGCCTCCCGCCCCTGACTGCGGCGATGCTGGCGGTGGACACGGATCTCGCGATGGCGGCGTGGAACCGCAACTTCTTCGACAAGTTCAACGCGGTGCCGAACGCGGTTATCAGCCTGAAACCGGACGTGCAGGACACTGACTTCTTGCGCTTCCGGCAGGAGCTGTTCGACTTCTTCGGCGGCACCCAGCGCCGGACGATGGTGGCCCGTGGCGGCGACGTCGATGTGAAGATGTTCGGCGCGTCGCAGAAGGACATGGACTTTCTGTCCGGACGCGACATGTCCAAAGAGGAGATCGATCGGGTCTTCGGTATCCCGGAAGGCTACTGGTCCGCCGACGCCACCCGCGCCAACTCCAGCCACGCATCAAGCACCCTGACCAATAACGTGATCTGGCCCATGCTGGTGACATTGGCCGAAGACCTGCAAACCGCCCTCGTCCCGGAGTGGTACCCGGACAACACTGTCATCGAGTTCGAGGACATCCGCCCCCGTGACCGGGAATTGGCCCTTCGGGAAACGACCACCCGCCTGCAATACTGGACACTGAACGAACTGCGGAAAGAGGACGGCAAAGACCCGTTGGACGGCGATATCTTCGAGGTGCTTCCGGCCCAGGCCGCGCTGACCATCGCGTCAGGTGGCGTGATAGACTTGCCCGATGAAGATGAGGCAATCGAGGAAACCGAAGACGACCTGCCACCGGATGTGGCCGCGGACTCGGAACTGGCTACCGCTCTCTCTGGCGGCGACCTGCCACCGGCAGATGAAGCGTATGAGGCTGCCACGGAGCAGATGACGAAGGCCCTGGGGCTGTGGGAAAAGAAAGCCCTCAAGCGATTAAAGGACGGGCGAAAGCCTGCCTGCGCATTTGAAAGTGCCGCGCTCAGCGACAACGTGAAGGCCGACGTTCTGGCCGCGCTGGAAGGTGCCGAGACGATGGATGCAGTGCGTGACGCTTTTAAGTCGATCCGCATCATCCCGCGTGGCGTCGATGAGCCGGTGGCACCCTTGCCCGACGTGGTGACGGTGGACGATAGCGACATTGGCCGCGCCGTGGGTCTCTGGAGCGAGGTGATGGGAGACACCGAGTTTGCGGGGCTGTTGGATGCGAAGTCGATCGGCGGTGATGCGTGAGCATGCCACTCGCTGACATCCGCGCCCAGGCTGAACGTATCGCTGTCAGCACCAACTATGAGGCCCAGCCGAACACGCCGACCAAGAAGCTGGCGCGACTGGTCGCGGCGTTGGCGGTGCAGATGGAGCAGCCGGGACGGTGTGACCGGTGCGCGAATGAGTGGCCCTCGTCGTTTCTCGATGAGGCAACAATGCGCCTTGCGTTGCATCCGATGGGCACCCGGCATTCGTGAACAAGATGACAACTGAGGAAGCGATCTTTGTCGCGTGCTATTCGATCGCGGCCATCACGTTTGCTTCCTTTGTCGGTTGGCTGGTAACTACGCTCGGTGGCTGACCCGTTCACATTCACCTTTGACACAAGCTCCGCCCGGTATCGCAATGCGACCACCGGGCGTTTTGTTTCCAACGCGCAGATCACCGGCCTGCGTGACGCCTTTGCCGACCGGGTAATGGGGCGCACTGACGGCATCGTCGGGCGCCTGGTCACAGGCGGCAGCACCATCAGCGATTTTGAATCCGCCATGCGGCAGCACATCCGGGATGTGCACCTGGCGGAATACGCCCTTGGACGCGGTGGCCGTGCGGTGATGACGCAGGCTGACTATGGACGCACCGGGTATTACCTGCGGGAGCAATACGGCTACCTCCGGGCATTCCGTGACCAGATTGCAGCCGGGGCATTGACTGACGAGCAGATCGCGGCACGGGCACGGCTCTACACGGAATCGGCGATTGGCGCGTTTGAACGAGGCCGGACGGCAGCCTTTGAGGGGGCAGGCGTGGAACGGGTGAAGTACCTGGCACAAGGGGACAGTCGCACCTGCCCAACGTGCCGCCCTGACCACGGGAAGGTGTTCGCGATCCGCGACATGCCAGCAATTCCGCGACATAGCCGGTGTCGATGTACGTCGGTGCCAGTCGAGCGGGACGCGGCGTGACCAGCCCCATTCCCGGCATCAAGCACGAAGGCGCATACCTGCCACTGCTGACCCTCACCTGGGCGTCAGAACTGGAAGCAGCGGGAGCGCCGAAAACCGGCACCGCGACCTGGATCGGGGATGTCAACCGTGTCGCACCGTGGAAGAAGCTCCTGAAAGCCATCGCCAAGAAGGCGGAAGAAGACTAGTGGCGCTCTCTATCTCGGTCGTGACCCGTGGCCTTGAAAGCCTCGCGTCCCTGGCCAACACGCTCCGGTCCAATGGCTGGATGCAGGCGGCGGCGCAGGAAGCGGCCCGCAAACTTGAGCAGAACCTTGCGAAATATCCACCCGTCCGGCGACGCAAGCAGCCATTCAAATCAGCCAGACAGCGCCGGTTCTTCTTTGCATCGCTGGCTGATGGTCGCATTCGCGTGCCGTACCAGCGGACCGGGGCATTAGGTCGCGGCTGGCGTGCCGGTGTGACGATGACGGGCGGCGGCCTGACCATCACCGTGGGCAACACCACGGCGCACGCGCCCTACGTGCAGGGGAGCCAGCAGGCAGGCTATCACCGGGGCAACTGGAAGACGGTCAGCGAACTGTCTCAAGGTGAGGAGCGAACCATCGCCAGCATCTTCGACCGGCACGTTGACCAGGTGATCCGATCGGGACAAGTGGCCGCGACCTATGACGACCGCGCCGGGGTCTTGCGGGATACCAGCACGGGGCGGTTTACCAGCGTGTCACAGGCGGCGGGACGATGACTGAAATCAAAGCCATCAACTTCGGCGCCCGTGCCGGGGAAACGATTACCGGGGACCTGGGGCGTGGCTCAGACGGCAAGTTCACCAACGCCGGCAGTAGCGGTGGCAGTGGCCAAGCGCCGGACAAGTCCAAACTGCGGCAGGCCATCGGCCTGGAAGCCAAGCCGAAGAAGGGCAAAGCTGCGAGCGGCGGGAAGGGCAAGGCGAGGCCCACCGAAGAACAGAAGGCCGCTGAGAAGCAGGCGAA